ATTCGATGGCGTGCGGTCGAGGGTCCGCAGAGCGCCTCTCAGCCCCCCGACCCCACACATCGAACGGGTAAAACCGCAGGTCACAGCCCTATAGCCGTTACAACTGCGGTACCATAGAGGCATGACGAGTCGGACCTGCGAGCACTGCCCCGGCCCCATGCCGATCACGGCACGGGTCGACGCCCGGTACTGCTCGGGCCGCTGCCGGGTCGCCGCCCACCGGGCGCGCCGCACGGTCCCGACTGAACTCACCAGCCGGCCGCGATGGGTCCGGCACACCGCCCGCAAAGTCCCGCTCACGGTCGGCGGCGCGGTGGCGAGCAGCACCGACTCGTCGACCTGGTCGCGGCACGCGGAAGCCGCGCAGTCGACGGCCGGCGTCGGGCTCGGGTTCGTCCTCGACGGCGACGGCGTCGTATGCCTCGACCTCGACGACGCGCTCGACCAGGACGGCGCCGCGCTGCCGTGGGCGCAGCAGATCGTCGACGCCGCCGGGCCGACGTGGGTCGAGGTGTCGCGGTCCGGCACCGGGCTGCACGTGTGGGGCCGCGGCTCGCTGCCGCACGGCAGGCGCATCACGGTCGGTCCGGGCTCGGTCGAGTTGTACGGGACCGGCCGGTACATCGCGGTCACCGGGGCGACGTTCGGCGACACGCCGCGCCGGCTCGGCGACCTGCAGCACGTCATCGACGCACTGCTGTAGCGGCCCGACACGGGCGCGCCGCGGCGGCGCACCCGACACGGGAGGTACAGCACATGGCACGCCTGCAGATTCTCGAACTGCCCGAGGGGGCCGACGACTCGCGGCCGCCGTTCGTCCTGGTCGTCGACGAGTACGCGCCGCCGCCGGTGATCGTCGGACCGGATCAGGACGGTAACCCGTACCACGCGTACTGGGAGGGCATTGCCGGCCGAATCGGTGCTCGCGCGGTGCTCATCTTCCCCGAGAGGGTGTCGATTCCGGCGAACGCGATGCCCGCGCTCGGTGTGGCGCTCGACGCGGCAATGACCACGGAAGGGGGCGCGTGATGGCAGGCATGGGCCCGGCGCCGAAGCCGGGCGACCGGCGTGCGCGCCGCAACAAGGACACCGTTCCGCAGACCGTGCTCAGGTGGGAGCGGGCCGAGGCGCCCGAGCTGCCCGAGTTCCGCATCGAGCGCGACGGGCAGCTCGTCGAGTTCGTGTGGCCCGAGCGCACCCGCGAGTGGTGGCAGATGTGGATCGACTCCCCGCAGGCCGAGCACTTCGGGTCGTCCGACTGGCAGTACCTGCTCGACACCGCGCTGATCCATGCACGGCTGTGGCGGGGTGACCTGTCGGCGGCGGCCGAGCTGCGGCTGCGGGTCGCCGCGTTCGGCGCGACGCCCGCCGATAGGGCAAGGCTCCGCATGGTGTTCGCCGAGGCGGACGGCGCCGACCAGGGCCGCGGCCGGTCCGGCGGGCCGAGCGCGCGTGAGCGGTACGGACAACTGCGGTCGCTGCCCGGCGGGAAGGGCGACCGGGGCACGAGCACGTAGCGAGGGGGCGTCATGCCGTGGCGCGGCCCGGAGTTCGAGGGCGAGCGTCCGACGCTCGGGTACTACGTCCTCGACTGGATGATGCAGAACCTTGCGCAGCCCGGCCGGGACGACGGCGAGCCGTTCCTGCCGACGCAGGAACAGGCCGAGTTTCTGCTGCGGTACTACGAGGTGCACCCGGTCACCGGCCGGCGGGTCATTCACCGCGCGCTGCTGTCGCGGCCGCGAGGGTGGGGCAAGTCGCCGTTCGTGGGGGCGATCGCGCTCGCCGAGGCGTGCGCCGACGTCGTGGCCGACGGGTTCGACGCGGACGGCGAGCCGGTCGGCCGGCCGTGGCACTCGATCCGTACGCCGCTCGTGCGGATCGCTGCGGTGACCGAGCAGCAGACCGACAACACGTGGTTGCCGTTGCTGGAGATGGCGCGCGGTCGGTCGCTGTCGACCGACTACGGGCTTGATGTCCTCGACACCGTGATCTATCTGCCGCGCGGTGAGCTGTCCCCGATCACCTCGTCGGCGACGAGCACGAAGGGCGACCCGGCCTGCTTCGCGTCACTCGACCAAACCGAAGAGTGGAAGGGCTCGAACGGCGGCGTCCGGCTGGCCAAGGTGATGCGGTTCAACGCGGCCAAGCTCGGCGGCAGCCTGATCGAGACACCTAACGCCTTCACCCCGGGCGAGGGGTCGGTCGCCGAGCAGTCGGCCGCGGACTATCAGGCGATCCTCGACGGCCGGTCGCGGGCGCGCGGCATCCTCGTCGACCACCGCGAGGCGCCGCCGGACACAGACATGACCGACGAGCGGTCGATCGTCGCCGGCCTGCGCTACGCGTACGGCGACAGCAGCGATCACCCCGACGGGTGTGTGCTGCACGACCCGCCGTGTCCGCCCGGCTGGTCGCCGATCGAGCGGCTCACGTCAGAGTTTTGGGACACGAGCAACGACCCGCAGGATCTCCGGTCAGACTTGCTGAACCAGGTCACGCACGCCAGTGACGCATGGTTGAGCGAGCCCGAGGTGCGGGCAGCGTCCGACCTCGGCCGGGTCGTGCAGCCGGGCGAGCGGGTTGTGCTCGGGTTCGACGGCAGCCGGCGACGCTCGCGCGGCGTGACCGACGCGACCGCGCTGATCGGATGCCGGCTCAGCGACGGGCACCTGTTCACGCTCGGCGTGTGGGAGGCGCCCGAGCGGCCGCAGATCGGGCCCGACGGCAAGGTGATCGAGTGGCAGGTGCCGGTCGTCGAGGTCCTTGCCGCGATCGCCGAGGCGTTCGCCACGTACGACGTGGTCGGCATGTACGCCGACCCGGCCAAGTGGGAATCGCACGTCGCCGACTGGGAAGCGGCGTACGGCCGCCGGCTGCAGGTGCAGGCGACCCGGCAGCACCCCATCGAGTGGTGGATGACCGGCGGGCGCAGCGTGCTGATCGTGCGGGCGCTTGAAAAGTTCCACACGGCTATCACCGAGGGCGAGTTGACGCACGACGGGTCGTCGGCACTCGTGCGGCACCTGTGCAACGCCAGGCGCCGCGTGTCGCGCAGCGGCCTGCAGATCGCCAAGGCGCACCCGGATTCGCCGAAGAAGATCGACGCCGCGGTCGCGGCGGTGCTCGCGTGGCAGTGCAGGCTCGACGCGATCGCGAAGGGCGTCGAGGCCGAGGAACCCGAGATGTTCGGCGGCACGTTCTGACAGGAAGGGGGCGACATGCTCGACGAGACGCCCGAGCTAGACAATCCCGACTTCATGCTGCTGCGCCTCGGGCGTCGGCTGCGGAAGCGCTCGGGTGTCCTCGACGAGTGGTGGCGGTACTACCGCGGGCGGCCGCCGCTGCCGATGCTGCCGAAGAACGCCGAAGCGGCGTTCCTTGAGTTCCAGCGCAAGGCGCGCACGAACTTCTGCGGCGTGATCGCGAACAGCACGGTGCACCGGCTGCGGGCGCTCGGCGTGACTGGCCCGGACGGCGAGCCGGACGCAAACGCGTCCCGCTGGTGGCAGCTCAACCGGTTGGACTCGCGGCAGAAGCAGGTGTGGAGGGTCGCGATGGCGCAGAGCGTCGGGTACATGCTCGTCGGCGAGCACCCGACCCGCACCGAGGACAACGGGCGCCCGAGTCCGCTGATCACTGCTGAGCACCCGCGCGAGTGCATCGTCGAGTACGACCCGGCGACCGGCGAACCTCGCGTCGGGCTCAAGGCGATTCACGACGACCTCGACGGCTACGGCTACGCGTGGGTGTTCTACGACGACCGGACGTTCCCGTACCGGACCACCGAGCGGTGCACGCCGAGCCGGCTGCCGTGGGGGCCGGACTCCTGGACGTACGTCGGCGACAGCGAGGACGGCGACCCGCACGACCTCGGCCGGCTGCCGCTGGTCGAATTCGCCCGCATGCCGGACCTCGGCGAGGACCCGCTGCCGGAGTTCGCCGGTGTCCTCGACGTGCAGGACCGGCTGAACATGGGCGTGCTCAACCGCATGAGCGCGAGCCGGTATTCGGGGTTCCGGCAGAAGTGGGTGCGCGGGCACAAGTTCGCGAGGAAGGTGGACCCGGCGACCGGGCTGCAGACCGTAGAGCAGCCGTTCGTCCCGGGCCCCAACAGCGTGTGGGTGTCCGAGGGTGAGAGCGCCCAGTTCGGGCAGCTCGACGCGACCGATCTGTCGGGGTTCTTGAAGGAGCACGCCAGTGACGTGCGCGACATGCTGATCATCAGCCAGACCCCCGCGTACTACTACGCCGGCGACCTGGTCAACATCAGCGCCGACACCGTCGCCGCGCTGGACCTCCTGCACGTCGCGAAATGCCGCGAGCACATCGCCGCATTCGGCGAGGGCCTCGAAGACGTCTTTGCGCTCGCGGCGGCGCAGGCTGGTGTGCCCGAGGACTACACCGAGGCAACGGTGCGGTGGGCGCGGCCCGAGTATCTGTCGCCGGCCGTGCGCGCGGACGCGGCAACGAAGCTGAAGAGCATCGGGTACCCGCTGGACGTCATCGCCGAGGACCTCGACGAGTCGCCCGAGCGGGTGCGCCGCATCAACGCGGGCGCCGCGGCGGCCGCGCTGCTCGGGGCGTCGCTGCTGCCGGGCCCCGGCGCCCCGACGGCGGGCAACCTGCCGGATGAGGGGGCGACCGGTGGCGAGTGAGGCACTGCAGGCGGCTCTCACCGAGCGGTACGACGCGCTGACCGGGGCACTGCGCGACCGGCTGATCTCGTTCGTCCTCGGCGCGTTCGACTCGCTCGGCTCGTACCGCGACAACGACGCCGCCGAGTTCCTCGACCGGGTCGTGCCGGTCGTGGTCGCCGCGCAGGCGCAGATGGGGAACCTGACCGACGCCTACATGACCGCCATGATCGGCGACATGATGGGCACGGCAGCGGCCCCGGCCGGCGTCGTCCTGGACGAGGCGCTGCGTGGCACCCCGCCCGACGAGGTGTATCACCGGCCGTTCGTGCAGACGTACACCGCGCTCGCGGCCGGGCAGGACTACGTCGACGCGGTCGCGCAGGGCAGGAACCGGCTGCTGAGCATCACCGAGACCGACCTGCAGCTCGCCCGCACCCAAGCGGCGCGGCAGTCGATGCAGCGGGGCGGCGTCCGGTTCTTTCGGCGCCGACTCAACAAGACCTCGGGGACGTGCGCGCTGTGCGTGATCGCGTCGACGCAGCGGTACCGGGTCGAGAACCTGATGCCGATCCACCCGGGCTGCCACTGCAAACCGGAGCCGCTGCCGGGCGATCGCGATCCCGGGCAGATCATCGACGAGGGTCTGCTGCGCGAGGCTCACGCGGCGATCGCGCGGGACACCGGGCAGTCCGACGCCGGCGGCCGCGCGCCGGACTACCGGCAGATCATCGTCACCCGCGAGCACGGCGAGATCGGCCCGCTGCTCGCGGTGAGACGACACGAGTTCACCGGGCCGAAGGACATCGGCTCGGCGTAGCGCCGACACGGCGCATCCGTATCCACCCCGACACGGGAGACATCACCATGTCCGCACGCACCCTGCCCCGTCACCCGCGCACCGGTGTGCAGGCGGTGACGTGGCGCAAGCCTCGCCCTGGCGAGGACCCGACCGAGCTGTACCCGGTGTGGCCGATCCTCGGCGGCGCCCCCGGCGACGGGGACGGCGACGACGACTCGGGCGACGACCAGGACGACGACGCCGACGAGTCCGACACGGACGACAAGGGCGACGGCGACAAGGTTGACCACAAGGCCGAGGCCGAGAAGTACAAGGCGCTCATGCGGAAGCACGAGGCACGGGCAAAGGAGAACGCCTCCGCGGCGAAGGAACTCGCCAGGCTGAAGCGCGAGGGCATGAGCGCCGACGAGAAGCGGATCGAGGAAGCGGTCGCCGCAGCACGCGCCGAGGAGCGTGTGAAGGCCGGCGAGCGTGTCGCCCGCTCCGCATTCCTGGCCGCCGCAAAGGGCCGGCTGGACAAGGCGAGCGAGGTCCTCGACGACATCAACCTGCGCAAGTACGTCGACGACGACGGCGAGGTCGACGACGAGGCGATCGCCGAGCTCGTCGACCGGCTCGCCCCGAAGGGGTCCAGCACGGACAACGACGGTGGCGACGACGGCGACGAGGACGAGCGCGACACGCGCCGTCGACGCCGCGGCGGGTCCGGCTATCAGGGTGCACGCAACGGCAGCGGACGCAGCAAGAACAAGGGCGGAACGGTGAACGGCCCCGAGCTGTTCGAGGAACTCCTCGGGCGCAAGCCGTACACCGCCGGCACCTCATGACCTAGGAGAGAAACCATGGATCTCAGTCTCCGCACTGAGACGTTCGGGGTGGACGATCAGTCGTGGCTCGGCAGCGAGCACGGCACGCAGGCGACCGAGTCGGTCACCCTCGACACGTCGACATTCACACAGGCGACCCACTACCCGAACGGCTACTTCCGCAGCGGGATCCCGCTCGGGAAGATCACCGCCGGCGGGAAGTACGGGCCGTACGACAACGCCGCGACCGACGGGCGCGAGACGCTCGTCGGGTTCCTGTTCGCCGCCGTCAAGGCGCCGTCGGTCAACACCATCGACGTCGCCGGCGCGATGCTCGTGCACGGCAAGGTGCGCAGCTCGCGCCTGCCCGTCGCTGTCGACGCCGCCGGACAGGCGGACGTCGCCGGCCGTATCCGGTTCATCTGAGAGGGGGTGGCGTAAATGGCATGGGTGCTTGACACCGAGTACATCGAGCCCGAGGAACTGACCGCAGTCATCCGGGCGTCGCTCGCCGAGCAGCAGGTGAACCGCTTCACCCTCGGGCGGTGGCTGCCCAACGTCGTGATCGACGACATCACGTTCCGGTACAGCAAGGGCGGCACCGGCGGGCTCGCCGAGGCGTCGGTGTACCGGGCGTGGGACACCGAGTCTCGGATCGGTCGGCGTGAGGGCGTCGCGCAGGTGATGGGCGAGCTGCCCCCGATCAGCGAAAAGATCCCGCTGAACGAATACGACTCGCTGCGGATCCGCAACCTGGACACCAACGACCCGATGCGGCGGGCGATCGCGCGGGATGCGTACAAGCTGGCGACGAACATCGCCGCGCGGTTCGAGCTCGGCAAGGGTGAGGCGCTCGCGAACGGTACGTTCACGATCGCCGAAAACGGTGTGCTGCTGCCGCCGGTCGACTTCGGCCGTAAGGCGGAGCACTCGGTTACGGCGGCGACGCTGTGGTCGGACCACGCGAACGCGGCCCCGCTCGACGACCTCGAGGCGTGGGTGCAGGTGTACGTCGACACCAACGGGTCGCAGCCCGACCGCATGATCATGCCGCGCACCGTGCTGTCGCACATGCGGCAGTGCGACCAGGTCGTGCGGCAGGTCTACCCCCTCGCGCCGTCCGGCTCCGCGCCGATGGTGTCGGTCGAGCAGCTCAATGCGGTGCTGTCCTCGCTGGACCTGCCGGCGATCGAGGTCAACGACGCGCGGGTGTCCGTCGACGGCACCCCGACGCGGGTCATGCCCGACGACGCGGTCGTGTTCGTCCCGGCCCCGGGCCCGACGGACGCGGCGCAGCCGAGCGACCTCGGCGGGTTCCTTCTCGGCACGACCGCCGAGTCGCTGGAACCCGAGTACGAGTCGGTCGCCGAGCGGGCCGGTGTCGTCGCCGCGACGTGGAAGACGAAGGACCCGGTCCGGCTGTGGACGCACGCGGCCGCGGTCGGGATGCCGGTCGTCCGCGAGCCGAATCTGACGCTCAAGGCGGTGGTGATCTGATGGCTCGCCGACTCCACTCGTACGTGCACGTCGACGGCGTCGCCTACGGGCCCGACGACGAGGTGCCGGCCGAGGTCGCGAACCGGATCGGCGCTCACGCGTGGCAGGACTCGGGGCAGAGCGAGGACGGGCCCGGGACCGTCGGGTTCGACGACCCGGGCGCCGGGGGCGGGGAGACCGCCGCGCCGCCGCGCTCGGGCCGCGGCTCGGGTATCGAGGCGTGGCGGCAGTTCGCCGAGGCCAACGGCGTCGACACCGACGACGAGATGAGCCGCGACGACGTGATCGCCGCCGTCGAGTCGGCAGGCGTCATCGAGCGCGAGGAGTAGAGCAGTGGCGGACCCGTTCGCAACGGTCATGGACTACACCGACCGGGCCGGCGGGGTACTGCCCGAGGGGTCGCCGAAGCGTCGGCAGGTCGAGGTATACCTGATCGACGCCTCGGCGATCATGCGGCGGCACATTCCGACCGGGTACACCCCGGACGCGGACACACTGCGCGCGATCTGCGTCGCGGTCGTGCGGCGGGTCATGGCCAATCCCGGCGGGTACCGGCAGCGCACGATCGGCCAGTATTCCGAGACGCTCGGCGAGGACGGCGGGCTGTACCTCACGACGGACGAGATCGCTCAACTGCAGCCCGAGGACGTCACCGACCCGGGTGCCGATGCGGCGTACTCAGTCGGGCTCACCGACCAGGGCATGCCGGGATGGCGGCCGGACCCGTACCCGCACAGCGTGTACGACCCGTCGCCCGGGTTCTGGGCCGGCGGTGTGTGGTGATCGATGAGTCTCTGCTGCCGCACCTCGTCGAGGTCGAGACACCGGCTCAGGTGACGGACCGGTACGGCAACACCGTCACCGACTGGGCGGCGGCGACCCGCGTCGAGGTGCTGGCGTGGTTGCAGATGAGCACCGGCCGCGAGGACACCGACCAGCGCGACGCGCAGATCGGCGAGTGGCTGATGATCTGCAACCCGACCACAGCGGGCGGTGGCCCGCTCACGGTGCACGGCTCCGACCGCGTGCACTGGGCGGGCCTCCGGTTCGAGGTCATCGGACCGGCCGGCCCGGCGTACGAGCCGGCGGCACTGCACCACTACGAGATACGCCTACGAGCAGTCGAGGGGTGATCACATGGCGAGCACGTTCCGGCCCAACCGGCGCGCCGTCGCCGAGTTGCTGAAGAGCCCTGGTGTGCGACGCCTCGTCGAGGCCCGAACCCGGGCGATCGAGGCGGCCGCGACGGCGGCGGCCGAGGCCGGCGGGCAGTTCCGCACCGACATGGGCGAGGAGCGCACCCGCGTGCGTGGCGCCGTGATCGGCGACTACGCCACGTCGGACCCGGCCGAGTCGCGGCGGGCGCTGCTGCAGGGGCTGGAGGGCGGCCGCACATGACCGCCCCGCCGATGGCGATGCCGGACGCGGTGGCGGTCGTCGCCGGCTACCTGCGGGCCGGA